AGAGTACCAGTAAAACCAAAACGGTATTTGATCTCATGGCAGTTTTTCATAATATTGATGAGACTCTTGGACTTTACTCCGTGACATTCATCAACCATGATAACGTCATAATTATCATAAAAGGACCTTGGATTCTCGTAAATCCCCTGCCAAGTACTGTAGGTTACTGATTTATCTGTCTTATGATTTTGCCCAGCATAAATCATATGAATGTTTGATTCGGAATCATATCCATACTCAATCCAGTCATTATACATCTGATGTATCAGTGATGTGGTAGGAAATACACAAAGAATTCTCAAACCCTTCATCAAGTAATATCTTGCGATACAGTAAATCATAAAAGATTTACCAGAAGAAGTAGCCGAAACAATTGTTTTTCTATTGTATCTTAAACATTCATAAACAGTTCCAATCTGATAATCATAAGGATCCAGACCTGATTTTTTTCCTAGGGCCTTAACAAACTCGGCCACACCTTCTTTGGTGATTTGTTCATTAACCTCAAAAGGACAGCCAAAGAACTTACTATTTTTAAATTCATAAGAATAGCCATAAGCCTTAATTTTTTCAATAATCTTATCAATTAAACCACAATAGATTTCTCCATTGGTCTTGGACAAAAGACTAATCTGGCCATTCCAACCACCTCTTTTATATGCCGGGGAAAACTTGGCCCCCGGAACCTCAAAGGTAAAATAGGGAGCCAATTCGTATAGAACATGCGGTTCGCAAATGAGGCGATTATAGACCTCATTTTTCTTTTCAATAATTACGTCTGACATTTACTGTCCTGCGATAAATTTACTCCATTCAATTGAATCACGAATTTGAAATGATCGATTATGAATCATTTTCAAAATGTCTGTTAGGTAAGACATCACAAAACCCAAGTATTCAACCTGAGTCTTAAGTTTGACTAGCTCTTCGTCTGAGTTTAAGTAGATCGGAAGATCTGCCTTTATAATTCGATGACCAAGAGGTTTTTCTATGTAGACATGAGGATCGGACTTCCCCAAGTAATAATGAGTCTTTTCTGCATATAGATTATTATATTCAGACTCTTTGAGTTTCTTTTTTATATACGTCTTATTCTGCATTTCATGATACCTACCATGTAACTGTGGAATTCTCAGGGCCTCTTCATGAAGATTATCCGGATCAATTTGAGAATCAATTTTCCACATTTCTTCAATTTCATTTATGTTCATAGGGGGTTTCCTTTATTATCAGTAATAATGTAGTGTGAATACTTGAATTTAACTTCTGCTGTAAATGGATCGGAAGCAGTCAGAGTGGCATCAAACAGCAAAGTGGTGAGACCATAGGGGAAGAGATTAAAATACTTCACCAAGAAATTAGGTCTCTGACTGCTATTTAGTACCTGAAGAGTACCGTCCGAATAAATTCCTAGCCCTGGATTGATACTTCCATAACCACTTTCTACATTGTCTCTTTGTAAATCATAAATTTGATGAAGATCTTCTGGATATCCAAGACCTTTAATCCACTTATGAATCTCTAAATAATTTTCTAGATTTTCATCCACCAAGAACTGAAGATTCAGGTCCTCAAAGGTAATCTTGTCCCCAGGTTCTTGTAGGTCTCTGAAGGGAGTGGGGAAATCCGCAATTCCCAAATTCATTGAGGGGATGTTTGCTCTGTTAGAATAAAAAGAAACTTTGGGAGTTCTTGATAGAGTAAATAAGAACTGAGTGGGCTGAAGAAAATTTCGGTTCTCTATTTGTCTATCTGGCTTCAAATAAGGAAATTCAGGCATTTCATAAACTCTTTTAACTATTTATGGACAATTTCAAAGAATTGGTTAAAGCCTCATGGAGTGATAAAAGTCTCTTTGCGTCGCTTGTAAAGAACAAAGAATTTGTTTCTGAATTAAGAAATCAAACTTTCTTTATGGATAAACAGTATGAAAAGATTCAAAACAAGCACCGGGCCTATGTTGTTCTGAATGACATCAAAAAAGTTCCTTTATGTGAATGTGGTTGTGGCCTAGCAGCCAACCTTAACTATACCTATCCAGAACAAGGATTTAGAAGATTTTATAATAATGACCACTCTTTAAAAGTAAAATCTCCAATCATTACAAAAGAGACTCTATATAATGAAAGAATTGTTGCTCAAAAATCAGTAGACCAGATTGCAAGTGATCTAAAAACAAGTCCGGTCACGATCCGAAACAAACTTAAAGAATATGGCCTAGATAATCTTTTTGACGCAAGACAAAGAAATCTAAATGCCAATCGAATTCTTCAGTCCAAGGAAGAACTATCTGCTCTTTATAGTTCGGGTCTTAAAGTAGAAGAAGTTGCCGAACAATTAAATACCACAAAAGGAACCGTTTCTAGATGGATGCAGGTTCATGGAATTGAAACCAGAAGTTCAAATTCTTATGAAAGAAAAATCAAAAAGATTAGTAAAGAAGAAAATGAGATTTATAATTGGTTGAAAACAATCTACAATAAAGAAATTCAACAATCTAATCGTTCTGTTCTTAATGGGAAAGAATTAGATCTTTATTTACCAGAAGATAATCTGGCAATTGAGTATAATGGGTTATACTCTCATCTTTATCGTCCTTGGGAAGAAAAAGAATGTTTAATTAAAGGTCCTTCTTATCATTTACAGAAAACAATAGAGTGTAGTAAAAATGAAATACAACTATTACAGTTTTATAGTGATGAGTGGAAATTTAAAAAAGAAATCGTTCAAAATATTATCAAAAGTAAATTGGGTCTAAATAAGAGACTTTATGCACGAAAATGTATTGTCAAAGAAATCGACGTTTCATTAAAGAATTCTTTTTTAAACCAAAATCATATTCAAAGAGAAGACAAAAGTAAAATTAAACTGGGTCTTTTTTATGAGAATAAACTAGTTTGTGTAATGACTTTTTGTAATTCTAGATTTAATCGAAATTATCAGTGGGAACTTTCTAGGTTTGCCTGTCTCGGTGGAATTACTGTTGTTGGTGGATTTTCTAAGATGTTGAAGAATTTTATTGATTCTTATGGTGGTTCTATTGTAAGTTATGCTGATCGAAGAATTTCTAATGGTGATGTTTATAAGAAAAACGGTTTCAATTTAATTCATGTTAATGGGCCTTCTTATTTTTATGTCGATAAGAATTGTTTAGAGCGGCACAATCGAATGAAGTTTCAAAAGAAATTGATAGGGGCGTATGATTGTTCAGAGTATGAGAAGGCCAGAGAAATGGGATTTGAGAAAATTTGGGACTGTGGGAGTCTTACTTATGGGTTGGGACCTTTCGGCCCTATAAATTAGTCTAGTTTTTTTTACTCTATAGCCTTTATAATCGTCCTGTTTACCATAAGCAACTAATCTCATAGAACTATTATTTAATTCTCGTTCTCTACAATATTTTGAAAGATTTACAATAATTTCTTCAGTTCCATCTGGAGCAATAATAAGCCAACATTTACTGTTTGCTTCTTCTGCTCGTTTCTTTTGTAAAAACTTTAGTCATAATTTTATTGCAAATGAAAAAGAGGTGGTTTCCCACCTCTTTATATTGGCTAGTTTTAGCTAAGGTTTTAGATATTAAGATAAGTTTCGGATGGAAACTCTACGATAATAGCGGTTGCTATTGATTTTCAGACGGCCCAGGCCTTGATCCAAGCCCTCAGCGAAGGGGTTTGCGACCATGCCATAACGAGTCTTAAATCCGATAGCAGGCTGGAAAGTCTTAGGATCTACAGCACGAACCATTTGCAGTGGCAAATATGGAGCATAGAAAATCCCCGCATCATAAGGTGAAGAACCCTTGTAACCAACAACATAATACTGATTAGCACTTACGTTGGCAGAATAAGGATCAATGTATACACGGTACTTACCCATAAGAACGCCAGCAAAAGTATTGCCAGTATCGTCTACGTTTAGGTTAGCATTTAGAGCAGGAGTATAATCAAGTACACCAGCCATGGTTAGCGCGGAGGCTACGTCAGCAGAGCACATGATTACGTTACCCTTCCCTCTACGAGTACGCTGGGCGATAGCGTTTGCATCACGCTCAATCTGGAAGATTAGACCCTTAAACTTCTCAACTGACCAACGACCGTTGGAGTCAATATCAAGGTCAAAAATACCAGGAGTAGAAGTGTTTACGGCTGCACCTTGTTCGGCTACCTTATAAATGGTACGAATAACCTCGCGGTTAATTTCGGCAAGAATTTCGGTAGACAGAATGTTAGCCAGCTCGGCTTCGGCAGAAAGACCATGAATCGCCTTGAGATCCTGGGCCATTTCTAGAGTGTACTGAGCCCGGAGAGCGCGGCTCTTAGCCTCAACAAGAACTTTCTCAATCGAGAAGCTCATTTCGTTGAACTGATTATTATCACCATTGCCAAGATTCTCAGCATCACCGGTTACCATACCCTGACCTAGGTTATATGCAGCCTGATTGGCTGAACCGGTTGGGTTAAGTAGACCAGGATTGGTGCCAAGTTGACCAGCAGTAGTACCCATACCAGAGATGGCAGAGGTGATACCGGCAGTCAGGCTACGACCACTGTTTTGAGCAGAGAATGAGGTGTCTACTTCATCGAAGAAGGTCTCATCACCACTTTGGCCTTCATAGCGAGAGCGCATGGCGAAGATTAGACCAGTAGGGCCAGTCATGGGCTGTACACCAGCCAGATCATAGGCCACAAGATTAGGCATAGCACGACGAATCATGCTGATTAGAATTGGGTCAAAACCGGCTACTGGACCAGCAGCATCGGCTGAGCCGCTAAAACCACCAGATGCACCAGGGGCATTAGCAATAGTAGGACTTTCTAGAAGAAGTCCATTGTTGAAAGAATTGGTTTCCCGAAGATCATGTTCGGCGTTTTCTAGCAGGATAGCGGTGATCTTTCTGCGATGAGCATCCTTGATGGGATCAAGGCCGTCAAAGTTCAGAAGCGGAGCCCACTTTTCCTGCAATTGGCTTTCGTTAAGTTGAAGCATTTTGCGTTTACCTCTTTAGAGTTTAAAAGTTTGGGTTTGATTTAAATATTGAAATCAATTTTTAGCTATCATTGAAGCCATTCTGAGATAACGATCCATTGAATTTGAGTAAGACTCAGGTGCAACAAATTCGGTATCTTCGGTTAGTACTTCAGAGTGAGCGATTGGAGAGACATAATTCGCGGGGAAATAAGATTCCCGTAGAGTCTCTAGTTTTTCACGATAAAGATCTTCACCTTCAAACTCAACACTTTCGGCAAGTGAAGCGAGCTTTTCTTTCTGAGTTTCGGCTAGGCCCTCAGCAACATCATCAAAGATTCCATCAGCAACAGCCTCACAGAGACGCTTGCTAAGTTGAATATTTTTCTCAATTTGCTCGTTGAGTTTATCTTCCATTTCATCTAGTTTAGTCACCATGTTCTCAAGAACATCATATTTCTCATCAGGCATGGACACATAATGTTGCTCAAAAAGATTCTTGAGATTGACAAGGAATGACTCGGTGAGTTCTTCCTTGATTCCGCGAGTGATTACTAGCTGATTCTCATGCATCCACTCGTCTGCAACATATTCTAGGTAGGAATCAGCACGTTCCTGTAGTTCTTCGGCAATAGCCTGAACTTCTTCTTGAAGAGCCTGGGTATAGCTCTCTTCTAGAGATTCTTTGATCTCGGAGACTTTAGAACGAAGTGCGGCCTCAAAGATGGTCTTGGCCTTTTCTTTGAATTCTTCGGAAAGATCTTCGCCACCTACAAGAGCCTCGACATCTTTATCAATGTCGAAGTCTTCTTTCATTTCATCTTCATCTTCGTCATCTTCTTTTTTCTTTTTCTTATCATGCTTTTCTTCATCTTCATCTTTTTCTTCATCATCTTCGCATGATTCCTCAGTTACGAGATCCTCTTCGTCATGCTCATCCTCTTCAGGAAGAGACATTTTTGACATTGCCACATCACCTTCTTGTGAACCTTTACGACCGCGAATAATCTCGGCAACTCGCTTAATGTTTGAAGCGGGATCCTTGAGTTTTGCGCTGTCGTCATCAGGCTTGGCATTTTCTGGAGTTGGGCCACCAAGATCTTCCCAGCTGCCTGTTTGACCATCAGGAATACCAGTGGTGAGTTTGGGCATTGGATCGCCTGGCTTGGCATTTGCATTCACCGCAGTCTTAGACTGGGGATTCTTTGCTTCCATTTCATCTAGTTGTTGCTTGCGAGCCATTTAAAAAGTCTCCTTAACAGTTGTATTTAATCTATTATTATTTAGAAAAGTTGACACTTTAATAGAGTTATTTAGCATCAGAGCATGTTCAAGTAGTTCTCAAAATGCATAATCATACGCTCTTCACTCAATCTTTTGCTTACTACGTCACGTTCAATCTTGTTTTTAATATTCATTGCGACATATTCTTGCTTTGCGGAGTCATAAATCCATTCTTTTCCTTCATAAATGCCATTGACAAATGCGGCGGCACCAACAGAAGGATCATGAACAATGTCCACACAATTAATAACAAGATCCGGACCAACTACGGAATATCCTTCGTTAGTTTGTTTAACACTACCCAGAGCCCGTGAACTGACTCCAAGAACTACCCCCTCATCAATCAGACCCTGAGCAATTTTACCCATTGGGGTGTTTAGAATTCGGGCCTTACCATAAAAATAATTACCATTCTCTTTAAGAGAGGTAATCATATGAGATACTTTTGTTAGATCTACTCCTGGAATGGAATTATGATTAAGTTCACCTAGAGATCTTTTTGATTCAATAAAATTCTTAGTATAGGTATTCACTGCATCTCTAAGAATTTTCATTGGATATACTCGATTATTTCTATTTGGCTCATTGGCCATAAGAAAATTTCCTTCAATACAAAGAGCCTTTTTACCGTTAATTTCTTCGGTAATGTATTTTACTGATTCTGCTTCTTCGATGATTAGTTTCATTTTTATGCCTCTGATGCGATTTGAATTTCTGTAATATGAACTTTGTTGGGGCCAAAACCACCATCAAGAGCCGATACCTTAACGGCTTTCCTAATTTCTGCAGAATCAGTAGCCGTTATGACTCCAGTGACAGAAGATGTATTCCAGTCCAATGCAATACGAGTAGAATAATATCCACCAACACCGGATGATGTATAAATATTTGATACTCTTGCATAATTAGTATTAATTCCAACTGGTTGAATCCCAGAAAGGCTCACATAATCATTGACCTCTACTGGAGAACCAGTTCCTTGTGGAAAGTCGATTAGTGTATTAGTTCCAGTAATAACACCTACCACTCTTTGTGATGCTATGTTTTCTTTAAGGACTAAGGTTTCGGCCCTATCAATCCAAAGACTAGATATTGTATTAATACCGACTGGTGTATATCCAACTTCAAGATAACAATCAGATTCGGCCCTGATTCTTAAATATCCACTTTTTAGAGAAATGGGATTACTAGTTTGTACACCGCTCAGGGGTAAAATAAGTGAATTCACTTCTTGTACTATTTTGAATGCAGCCATGATTTCATTTAGGGTATAAACCTATTTAGAAAAAATAGACATTAAAAAGGTCCCTTAGGGGCCTGTCGTTTATAATTCAGGCATTTCAACCAGCGCCATATTCATGAGTATGGCCGCAGGGCTGTAGCTCAGCCCCCTACGGCTGCACCAGATCGAACACCACCCAGCCGCAGACGACCGCGACGCCCAGCGCCACTGGTAGGGGGACGGCACTCAGCAGCCAGGTCAACAGGCCGGCCACCAGTGCAACGGCGGCGGTGAAGCGGATCAGGTAGGGCATGGGGTCCTGATCCGTTCGAGGATTTGAAGGAGGGTGGTCATCGAGGTCAGGACACTATCGGGGGGTTAGAGGGCGATGCGGCGGAAGGCGCGGACGTTACGGTTAAAA